ACCAAGGTACATCTTCTTGTAGATGCCTTGTTCTTGTAGTTGCTCGACAACGTGACGTGACACAAACTCATCAATAGCAACACCAAGGGCTTCATCTACTGAGGTGGCAATGGGGTCGATGAGGAAGTTCTGAGGCATGACAGGACGTAGCTTAACTACAACACGCTCACGGATGTTGACACCTACGGCTGTAAGGTCTCCTTCCATGATGGGCTGTGTAGCAGGAGCCATTTCCTTTTCTTCTGAAATAACAACCTCAGCTACACCAGTACCAAAGACAGCCGCGTTTATGAGGCACTCTGCTACAGCCTTACGAATCTTGGTCTTACCAAAGTCCTCGTGCAGTTGGTTGCGTAGGTACATGATGTCTGACGCATCAGGGTCGTTGCGGTCGTCTGCAATGTCAAACCACTTACCACGACCAAAGGTAGCTTCTTCTAGCTCTGCTACAGAGGACTCGACAGCTTGCTGTAGGGCAGGTGAGATAATGCGAGAACGCTCTGACTCGCGTGTCTTGTCCTCACTAGCCCATATACCGCGCCATAATCGGTAGTATTCATCGAACTTACCTGAGTAGTTTGCCTCGAAGTGGTCTCTCCACTTGTTGCAATTGTTCATCACCCAGTCTTCGAGGGATTCCTCGATGATGATAGGTGCGTCTTCCATGTCTTCGTATAGCTTCATATTAGAATCCTGCTATTTCATCTAAGTATTCGTAATCGTCATACTCTTCCCAGTTACCTGCATAAGCCACTTTAGCTAACTGGTCAATGTAGGCAAGAGCATCCACTAAGTCATCGTGCGTTAAAGCATCAGGGAACTGAAACAATTCGTCTAGAAAGCGACTGTTCCATTCCCCTTTCTTTAAGGTGATAAGACCATGTTCAAATCGGCCCTGTAGAGCCCACATGATCCTGTCAGTTTTCTTCTGATTGCCGTGGGTAAGCTCTTCAACACGGAAGAAGAAGCCTTTACGCTTCATCATGTCCATCAAGGGAGACATTACCGCTTGTTTAGCAATGCCTCTTTCAATTCCAACACTGATTGGTTTGTAGTCTTTAACCACTTCGAAAATCTTTCGAGCAGTCTCTTCAAGAGTCCACCTACCGTAGATGATATTCTCGACAAACCAGCCAGACTCTCCGACTTTAACCACAGCCATCGCTGTATTGTCCAGTCTTGAATTCTTTGAGCGTTTTTTGCTAACGTCTTGAAACCCTGCCAAGTCAATAGCGACATAGTAATCTCCTTCTACTGTGCTGTCTTCTGCGACAGTAACCCACTCTTCTTTAAACATCTCAGAGCCTTTCGCCTCGAACGAAGCCATAAACTCTTGACGGAACGCATAACTCGACATTGACTTTTTGGCAACGTCAATTTCCGCTGGGTCGAGTAATGGGTTGTCGTAAGACGTAAAGTGCCAACTCCTGTAAGTGTCATCTCCTGATAGCTCTCCATATTTGTATAGTTCATAAAAATGGTTACGCCCCATAGGAGTACCAATGAACAATGCAGAGCCTTTTTGGTCAGCTAAGGCAGGTCTTAAGATCTGCTCCCACACTTCTGGTTTGATGTCAGCATATTCATCCAACACTAAGTATTTAAGAGACACACCACGCATAGTTTCTGGTCTGTCTCCCCCTTTTAATGATATCGTAGCTCCATTAATCAGTTTGATCTGTAGGTTGTTTATGTGCGACCCAGCTATGACAGGATGCCCTAGCTCCAACAAAGTCTGCCACATAATGTCTCTGGCCTGTCCTTGTGTTGGCGCAACGTAAAACACATGCCCTCGGTCAGTCTGTAGGGCATTTATAATAAGAAGCCAAGCCGCCAAGCGTGACTTCCCTGTCCTTCGTCCTGCGGCAACAATCTTGAAGCGTGTATCGTCTTCCCACACCTCTTGTTGCCACGGTAACAAAGAAATATTTAAATCTGTCATAGAACTATGTTACTTGCCGGAGAGGGGTATAGTTCGTATGATATTATGACTGTAGCATCGGCAGAGGAGCATTGTACATCAATGGTCTCACCGTCTGTCATGATAAGAAACTTACCTTCACCACCACCAAACTCGACAAGGTCTCCAGCGGACATGTTCTTGCTGTGTAGGAAGGAATAATCACTACCATCAGACCAACGTGCATCAACCGTGACAGAGCCTGTAGCGGCTACAAGGAAATAGGTTACTTTACAGTGGTAGCCATCAGGTACAGTTATAACACTAACGTAAGTGTTGTTGTCTGCTACGTCTGGGACGTACCCTTTAGAGCCTAGTGTTGTATTCATCAATAAGTCCACATGACAGGTTCTTCAGTGTTGCGTAGGTCAACATGCACAAAGTCATTAGCAACACCGATACCTTTAAAGCCTAGCTCAATTGCCTTCTCAACAACCAAGTAGCGTTGATATCCATTGACTACAGCGATGTCAGCGGCTATACCCTGTGTGTGTCTACCCTTAGTCAGTTTATGCTTCTCGACAGAGTGTTCAGGAGATCTGTAGCCACTGGTAATGTAGAAAGGAAAACCACATTCTTCTCTTAACCTATCAATCATGATGAGAAAGGCGTTAGACATCTGGTTCTGTCCAGTTTCCTTACAATCAAACTCATCAAGTGTAAAGTATTTAAGAGTCAAGCACTTCTCCTTCAATGTAGTCTTCTTCGTCTTCAGAGGCACTAATGGTTGTAGCGCCTACACCAGTGATGTTAATACTAATACTGTTCTTACCACCTGATTTGATGACATCCTTCTCAAAAGCCGCGACAGGTAATATGCGATCCATGACAAGTTTCCATGCGGCTGACTGGTTTTTATGGTTATCGTCTAGTGCGGCATCAAATATGGTATCAAGGACTTTACGTGACTTAGGTGACGCAAGCATACGAGCCTTGTAGTCGTTGATGATGGCGGCATCACCTTTAGGTCTACCTACTTGACCACGACCACCTCGTTTTTTAGACGCGACAGCCCTCTTACGTGGTCTACCTATTGGTTTTGTTGTTGTTGTTTCTTCAGACATGACAATTATCCTATGCAGGGTTGCTGTATCTATAGAGTCTTACAGAGATGGTAGAACTTTGTTAAGTTTATTATTAATATTTATACTCTACAAGAAGGTGTGCTCTGTTGTTCTCTATAGAATGCTTTAATATGTGTATATTATATCATAAAAACAGACAAAAGTCAAGTTAAATTTTAGTTAATTTTACCAAACCTACTCTTTTGAGTAGGAAAACCTCTCTCTACAGCCCTCTAAAGCCCTTTGTCTCGCAGAGACTGCAAGGTCTAGCACTGTCATGCCCTGTAGTGACCCTATTCAGAGCTACTCCAGCGGACTTCAGCAGTCCTAGAGGCTCCGCAGTGCGCTTTATATTCTCTAAAGTTATCAATATCTTAGTTATTATAGCTAGATGTTATAGTACTTTGTAGTTGATTCCACTAATTTTAGTAGTTTTTATAGTCAAATTCACTCTTTTTTGTATCTGGGTAGGAGCTATATAAATTATTCATAACAATTCCCCTCCCCCACCCCATAGTTCAACAAAGATACTCAAGAGTCTAGGAACATACTCAGAGTTCAACAAAGATACTCGCTAGTACCCAAGCATACTGGGTAGTAACTAAACATACTCGAAGTTCAATAAAGATACTGTCGAGTATTATAAAATACTACCGAGTAGGAAAAGTTACTACGAAGTTTGCAAACATACTCGAAGTTCAAAAGAGATACTCGAAAGTCTGCAAAGTTTCTTTGAAGTTTTATGTTGACAAGTGTGAGAGACTATGTTGGTCCCTATATAGTCCCTGGTTATCTCAGCCGATATGCACACTCAGAAGATAATGTCAACACTGGATAGATCTACAGTGCTATTGAATGATGCGCTACAAGGCGTCTAAATGGCTCTCTCAGCGACGATAGCGATGGGCTATGTCTAGACATCAAAACATTTTTATTCGAGCTAATTGAAAAGTTGGCACGGCTCTTGCTACGCGTACGCGCGCATAAATAAATGTAGATAAATGCTTGCATTCCATAGCGGTTATGGTAATCTGAACAGGTGGGCAGAGGGAACGCCCCAAAACGCAAACGAGAATCATTATCAACAAGAGGCAACAGACATGAAACCAGAAATCAGAGCAGACAGAGCGTTCAAAGAACTACAGGCAATCGGTGCGCCAGTAATGCACTTCGGACAGGGCGTATATAGCGCACACACATGGTTTGTCATCTCAGCAGAGAACAACC